TCCTCACCATTAAAAATAGCAATATTACCGGCAGGTGTACGGCCCTTTGCAACATTTTCTCTTTGGGGGTAGTGTCTCATTTGGCGCTCAGCAGCTTCAGAACGAGGAGCCTTTGCATTTGCAGTCCCAGCCGAGCCCGTGTAAGAGGATTTAGCAGAAATAGCGGCCTTCTGTGTGTAGCGGGCACCATCCAGATAAGGATTGACTATTAACTTTTTATCTTGTGCGTTTCCGCTGCCCACATAAGCTGATTTAGCAGAAATAGCAGCCTTCTGGGTGCTACGTGCGCCATCAATAAAAGGATTTACCATTAGCTTAGGATAATTGGGGTCCGAGTTTCCGTAGTATTCTGATACCGCAGACAGTGCTTCGCGGTCAGTTACACGAGCAATGTCGGTAAAGGGTAAATACTGAGCATCAGGGCTATCGGTACGACCTAAATTGCGATTATAATCAAAATTCTCAGTTGTATTACGGATTGTTGTGCGGGCAATATCTTCAGGGTCGTAAATTGTCAGTTTTTGGGGTTGATTTGGAGCAGCTATACCCATATAATCATTATCAGAAGTAGTCTCTTTTATTGTTGTGCGTGCTACATCATCTGGGTCATATATTGTTAATTTAACTGGTCCGGCTGCCGTGCCAAGATAATTATTATCAATTGTTGTCTCTTTGGTGGTAGTTCGCGCAACGTCGTTAGGGTCATACACTGTCTGTTTATTAGGCCCAACTGCAGTGCCAAGATAATCGTTGTCAATAGTTGTTTCCTTGGTGGTGGCGCGGGCTACATCACTTGGGTCATACACAGTGTGTTTATTAGGCCCAGCTGCTGTGCCAAGATAATCATTGTCGATTGTTGTTTCCTTAACGGTGGTGCGGGCCACATCTTCAGGATTATATACTGTTAATTTTTGGGGGCCGCTTACTGCACCCACGTAATCATTATCAATAGTTGTTTCCTTGATTGTTGTGCGGGCTACATCATTGGGGTCATACGCTGGTCCCTTACGCACCCCAGAATTAACGTAACCGGCCGCGTTGGGATTTCCAAGCATTTCGTCCTTACGAGTCTGGCGTGGACCATCTTGCAGAGGTAATGTAACCTTTCCAGCTTCATTAGGCTTCATATTGAGTGTCTGTGTGCGTTCGCCTGTGTAGAAACGCTCATTAGGCTTTATTTCAATCGCGGATTTACCATAATCGTTTTGTGCTGATTCGGTATTTTTGTCAAAATAATTGGTAGCATCGGCATTACGGAAACCCCATGACCCAGACTGTTTGACCATTGGGGCACGTGTTGATGGAACTGTGTAAGTTGCACTAAAATCTGCAGATTTAGCAGGGCCCTCATATTGTTTAGTAGTTTCAGGGCGAGTTGTATCACGTAGAACTTGGACAGGGCGCTCGGTAGATTTAAGATTTGCACCGGTTGTGACAAAGTTGCGTTCGCCTTTTTCGTTAATATAAAATTTGTCAGGCGTGTGTTTGCGAACCTCGCCAATCTGCCCGCGATTGGCGATAAAATGTTGCCCCTGAACGGTCACACCCTTGTAGGATAATTTGGGATTGTTTGCTGTGCGCAATTGATCGGTAGTTCTTGGGCGAGCATAATCTAATGCACTTGCCTGTTGAAAGCCTCCACTGGGATTACTTGTAAAGCCCTTGCCCAAGCCTTTTCCAACGCGAATTTGCTCAAAGGGCCGTTCGCCTGCTCTACTTGTAGGGTTAACTACACGGTCTTGCATAAATCCAGTAGCAATTTCAGAACCAAAGGGGACCCCACTGGGTTCTTTTTGAACATCAAACATCGCGCCTTGTTCGCGCTTTTCCTGTTGATAAGCACCACCACCGGTATACGTATCCAGTAGGGTTCTGTTTGCCGTATCGTTCATATTTTGTTTGGGTGTGCCACGAAAAAACGGGACCATATTTGCATGCGTAAAGTCTTCGGCTTTCATAACTAATCCAGTAAGGGCGCTCACCTGCTGTTTTGCCAAAACAGGGGTGCTTTCAGTAGTACTTGTATTTAGTTGAACGGACGAGGTCACGGCAGTGCTTCTCACTTGTTTGGTAGATGAACTTATTGTTGGTACTGGGAATCCTAAATATCCTCCCTGCTTACCAGGATTTGGTTCACTGGCAATACGTTGTTCTGCAGGAAAATCATACATTGCATCCAGCTCATTAAGTGTAGAACTACGAACACCGACGGGAGCTTCATATTTGAGTGGCGGCTGTGCCACGGCGACACCTGGCACAATTGATTCATAACGCGTATAGTCATTAGTAAGTGCGGGTGCTGGACTGGATGATTCAAAGCCCTCCTTTTTCTGCGGTGTCTGTTTTTGTAATGCATAGCCAAGGCCGAGCATTCCTAAAAAAGCAGCGGTCTCCATGCGATATCCCCTATTTATTTTAGGCTTTAGTTTTCTCACATTTATACCGAAATGCTAAACAAATTTATTCATAAAATATAATGACTAAATTTGTTTATTAGTGGAACCAAACTAGTATATTTAGCTTGTAGTTCTAAGAGCAGGGCCACCCAAGGGGCGGCCTACGTTATCAGTCGTGGGCACAACATTTGTATTGTATATGCCACGGGCTACATCGTTGCGCTGCCAGGCGACTGAGGGGGGGCCAGTAGGGACTGGGAATGGCACAGCGCCTACGGCAGGGGCATCGGGCCAAGTAATATCACGAGTGTCCAATAACATAGAGTTCTTGTTATCAGTGGGAGGTATCTCAGAAGGACTGGATGATTTGAAAGCATTAATAGGTAATACACGAGCCGGGGTTTCGCCCACACTGAGGCCCTCGGCGTCAGTAATGGTTGTTCCGTAAGCACCGGGCACATCAACAGCAGTATGGGCCAAGTGTAATGGGTGGGGTAATACTGGGGTAGGGCTGAGTGGTGTAGGAATACAGGGACGGTGTGCATCCTTGTGCAAAATGCGACCGGGCACATACCAATCAAAAGGCATCATGACATTTGCCTGTGGGTTTTCTCCCAACCATTGCCATCTATTCCAGCCAGTGCCACGAAGCGTGCAGGGAGGGTCATTTAGGCGTGCAAATGTTTGAGGAAAAGACGCCTCTTTAATAGCACGTTTACTTGCGTCATTCATGCGATTGTCATTCGGGTCGTATAAGCCACATACGTTTTTTGTGGTGGTCCGATTCAAATTAAAAAGGTCTGATTCAACATCAGTCTTACCATAAGCTTCTACTTGGGCGCCGCCCCACTTCTGTAAGCGCACAGTAGGCTCGGGGGCAAAAGTTGCGTTGCAGTACCCATTGGGTGCCTCAATCACGTAGCGGCCAGGGCCGGTAGTTAGGCGTGTATCATCTGTAATGTGGCAATCATCAGCCCGAGTTCTTGTCCAGTTTCGTGTTACCGGGGATGCCATCTCTCTATAATCAATAGTCTATTTTAGAAAACTTAATATTGTTGTGTGTAATTAGTATTTATCAAAAAATTAAAATTCTATTGAGAATTTTAATTTGTTATATAAACTATGCCTAAATATTTAGAAGCGGTTAGCTTCGCATGTCTCCTGACCGTAAGGCTTGGGTGCAGGTGTGCCAGGGTAAGACCATGTCTGGCACGTGCGTAAATGGTAAGGGTCAGTGCTGACCTGAATATTTTCACCAGTGCTCTTGTCGGTATATTTGATGGCGGCGGGATAGTCGGGGCAGTCAGCACCGCCCAACGCACAGCTGGGCACATACTGCTTTGCATTGCACTTGGACTGGGGGCGGGTGATACCTCTTAAATCAGATTCAAGGTCCACCAGGTTGCCCTTAACGTGGCTTACCTCTGAACCGCCAACCATGCCAAGCGCATTTCTGCATTTGTTGGGGTTTTCCCATTTTTCGGGAATCAAAACATATGAATATGCATCAGCTGACTGTTGGTCACGCACATTGCCACCCTCTGTAGCACCAATGCGTGTCCAATTTTGTGTCCATATAGGAGTTTCGGGCAACGGCGTTGTGGTGTTGTTTGAACTCTGGGGAACTGAAGCGTGGCTCATCTCTTCTGAGAGGAAGAACGATTTTTCTATAGCCGAAAATGATTTTTATTATCATAATAATGATAAAAATCATATATTAATAACACGACTAACAATTTAAATCTCTGACATATTGACGACTGGGTATGCCGCCGCGCAACCATCCACTGGCAGCGACCTCGGGGACAAGATTCTTAGGATTTTGGATATTTGCTTGTAAATGAGGAATCAATGGAACAAATTGTCCGGAAAGGAAAACTTCAGAAACAGTTCCACATTCTTTGCCGGTGCGGACAAATTCAGATTGCTGTAATTTAGATTCAAGCTCTTGATTTCCACGGCCGCTGAACATGTAAGGCACAGTTGCAAAAGGCCGGGACTGCACGCGCAGGGGGCATCGTGCGCGTCCCTCCAGTGTAGGGTTGTTGCGCAACACACTGTCTGTGTCAATATCTTGCATGTCAAATCCAAATCCCTCAGAAGCTATAACAGTAGGATTAGACAATGCCTGTGGAATAACAGCTGTGCGGTCTGGTACAAGATATGTAGTAGCATAACGACCTGGTCCAACTGACTCACGATATTCGTGATTATAGGCGCAAACATCATCGTGTTCGCGTGTAAAGGCGTTAACCTTGAATTCGGCGGCAGGTGCTGGGGCGGACATTCCTTACTTCTACCGATTGTATAAAAAATAATAGATTTGCGTTGGCTTATAAAATAAAAATTGATTCTTAATAAGGCACAATTTTAATTAAATACTACTATATTACATATATATATGGGTATTAGTTTCCACTCAAAAACACATATTTAGACCCGTCCGTGGCACTTGTACCACACACACTTGTATTACCCTCTTTACATGTCTTTCCAGGGGTGCGATACAACCAATTTTGGTATGATTCACGGTCATTGGGAATACTTGTAGAAGGCATTGTATAGAATTGGCGTTGCCCCTGATTTCTATTCCATACATCACCTGGGTCGCTATATACGCTTACTTTGAATCGTGCGTCAAGTGTGTCTTTAACGGTAGCGCTGGCCGAATACTTGGCTGGTGGTTTTTTTGGGTATTCCGCAATTTCATTTATTAAAATATTCATAAAGGGATTAGCATTTGTAGGAGTTGTGCGACTGCCGGCCCCAATAATATCTTCAACAACTTTATTTGCAGCGGCAGAACCTTCTATGTTGGCAAATCCTTCCTTAAACGAAGGTTTATCAAGAACAGAACCAGGATACATTCCCTTGCGCAATGTGCCTTGGCTTTTCATTCCATAGAAAAGTGCTGCAGATAGAAGTGTTGTTAGAACCGGGATACCTAAATACAGATTACGCCGTGTTAACACAAATAACAACAACCCTAAATAAATTCCGAAGCGTGTCAAGTTATTCAAAGCAATAGAAGAACACAATTTAGCATCGTCACTAAAGGGAAAAAATTCCGTCATATTTTCAATTAATGCGTGTGGGTCTTCAGCCCAAAAATTTGGACATTGATTTATTTCAGCCATATTGCCGATTCCTAATTATATGTGGTGTTTAAAATTACAGATTATTAACCTAAGATAAGTATGATTATTAATATCAAACATACTTATATATCACGCATACACTATAATTATTCTTTCTTGGCGGCATCCTTCTTTTTCTTCTCTTCCATCTTTTTACGTAAACGTTCCTGAACAGCACGACGGCGTTCAGATTGACTGTCGGGGCCACCAGCGCTACCGCCACCGGTGCGTAACGAGGCACCTAATTGTTCAAATACACTCTTGAACATAGGGTTGTTCTGGAATTCCTTCATCAACTCTTCGGCTTCTTGAATTAACTCTTCGCGGCGCACCTGGCCCTTCTGAAGCTTCTCCTGGATACGGGAAGCAATCTTCTTGGCACCTTTCATAAGTAGGTCAGGATTTTTAGAAAAGATTTGCTGTAGATATTCGAATACAGCACCCGTATCATTTGACTCAAGCATATCGGGGCTTAGACCAAAATCTGCAGGTGTAAATTCGCGAGCCAATTCTTCGGCAATTTTAGCAATGTGACCTTTGAACAGTTTTTCAGGTATAGGTGGAACAAAGGTTTCACCACTGATACCCATTGAAGCGCCAAATTTCTCCTTGAGGCCTTCGGCAGCCTCCTTGAATCCGTCAAAGAAGCCAGAAAAGCTCTGCTTTGAAAACTGCTCCCCAAGGTCCTTAAACATCTTCTTCATATCTATGTCAGCCCCACTTACGTCAAAAAACTTAGCAAAGTCATTATCGACAGTATTTGTCTGTCGAGCTTCACCTGTAGCCAGCAAAATAAGAGAGCTAAGAAAATCCCAGATAGCCTTTTGTGTAGATTTGCCACCCTCCTTCCACAACTTCTTTGTCAGCACTACACCAGGTGCAATTTCCACTCCCTTATCCGTAAAAATACTACCATCGCGGGCAGCAATCTGGCTGCGTATGGGACCGACGCAGCGCAAATAATCCTCAATAGAAGCTGCCTTTATAGCCTTATCGGCGGCCTTCTCTAACTCAGGAAATGTTAGTCCCATCTCGGACAAATATTGGACATACACAGCGTTAAAACGAGGTTGCGCTGACATCTTTATAATGTTCCGGAAAAATGCTCTTAAGTCATGAACGCAGCCCTATATCTCAAAATTATGGAAAAATACATATATTATTTTTAAAAAAGTTTATATTGTATTTATGTAATACAATATAAAAAGCTGATTAAATTCACAAATAGTGCATTATTTATACCTTCTCAGCAAGAACAATTAGGACCTTGCAGTAGTCCCAAACATGCTTCTTGTTAGCCTCTGTCATAGTCTTCCAGTGCTTATCGAAAATCCAGAAGGCAAATGCCATGTCAGAATAATCCTTTTGTAGGATTTCGTGGGCACGCTTTACAAGATAATCCTCATCGCATCGTAGAATGGGGTCCTTGAACTCCTTGTGGACAACTTCCATAAATGTAGTATGAATCATTTTTGGATTGAGTTTCTTCATCATCTTTAGCGCCTCGGCGGCAGTCTTAATGTCTTTCTCTTCGGGATATGTGTTTGACATATCCTCGAAGAAATTGATAAGCTGGGTGTTAAATGCGGACAGCACTGACATTTCTTCTTTTTCTTGTTGATTCCTTTTTATCTCATAGGACGCGGTCTCAATTTTTATCGCCGAGGGCCGGGAAGAGGTATGTCTTGGTCTCTATTTTTCCTGAAAGTATCAAAGGCGCTATTCAATGCTTTGGCCTTTTCACTTTGCTGGGGAGCCGCTGACGGAGCTCTGCCCTCTGGTGGAGCATCACCCAGTAATGAAAAATTTCGCTCAAAGCGTGAGCCACCTGTGCCCTTTTCAATACTAAATTCGTCTTCAATAAATGAATATGCATCTGACCATTTACCGGTGCCCCCAATTTCATTTGAATTCCATGCAGGTTCCCCTTCAGGAGTAGGAATAGACACTTCCTTTGAAGCTTGGTTAGGAGATGTGCGTGTTTGAATAGGTTCGGGAAGTTGGCCAGGTCTTTTCTGCGCCGGTGGTGTCGGGTCATATACTGGTTTCCCGTTCCGGGACTCTTCGGCTCGATTAGTAACTACCTGCTTTGGTGGTTCTGAATAAGATACAATATTACGTGGTGTTGGTGCTGATTCTTGTATACGTCTCATAGCCAACCAATTAAACACTTTTTCATCTGTTAACGGGTCTGGTTCACCATCAATTAGCAGCGTCGGAACAGAGCTAAGCCAGCTCGGCAACTTTGGTCGATTAGGGGCGGGGTCTACACAAACAAACTGAAACTCGGGGGTAAAAGATGTCTTGGCCAATTCCTCTAAAAAAGATTTACTATGAGGGCAGCGCTTGCTATAGAAAACTACGTGCTTGGGTCTTTTACTCATTGTTCAATAAGGCTATTTTGAGTAATGTCTTTTTGCGCACTTGGTAACTTTCAGGCGGAAATCACATAAAGTTGAGATTTATCTTCACATCAGAGAGAGAACTAAAGAATGGCATCTGATATTTCCTTCAGTGAATACGTTGAAGCCGGGCCTGTATTGTTTCATAGCAAAGATGAGAAAATTCAGGCATCGTTTCGTGCTGCGCCGATGCACGTGACGGTAGCAAATACTATTCGGCGCCAAATCCTGGCGGCAATTCGCACGGTTGGTTTCAAGACAGAGCCACCCGAGTCATCCGATGTGCGCATTGATACAAATACAACGCCCCTGGTGAATGAGATGCTGATGCATCGTATTGGCATGATTCCCATATGTGTCAAGGATACAGCTACTTTCAATCCGGAGGATTACGAGTTTAGACTTGATGTGGAAAATATCGGTCGCTCAAACTACAATGTTACCGCAGCTGACTTTGTAGTAGTAAAAAAGACGCCTGGCGCAGAAGGTGAGGTAATGTATGATGCTAAGCAATGCTTTCCCCCCGACCCTATTACAGGAGATAATGCGCTGATTACAGTGCTTCGCCCGCAATACAATATGGATTCTCCTCCCGAAAAGCTAAGTATTCGCGCCAAGGCGTCTATTGCTTCAGGTCGCCTTAACATGCGTTATTCTCCTGTTGCACAATGCTCATATGAGTATACTCGTGACTCAGACCCTAGTCGCCAGAATGCCCAGTTTCTACAGTGGGCGGCCACCAGTAAGAAGGTTGCTGACATGAGCGCAATAGACCCATCACGAGTTGGTGAGCTCAAGCGTGAGTTTGAGTGTCTGGAGGTTCAGCGTTGCTATCTTCAAAACGCAAAGGGGGAGCCATATGACTTTACATTCCATATTGAAAGTGTTGGTGTGCTGAGTGTAAGTGATATTATGGAGCGTGGTCTATCTGCTTGCGAAGAGCTTGTCTCCCCTTATACAGCAATTGATACTGTCATGCCACCTAACGTTACAATTAAGCCAGCCCCAACTCGCGTTCAGACAGCATTTGAGGTAGCTTTCCAAAATGAGGAGCATACGCTTGGCAACCTGCTGCAGACATATCTTGTGGAGCGCCACATTGAGGGGTCTGAAAAGCCAAAGATTCAGTATGCTGGCTACAAGGTGCCACATCCTTTGCGTGCTGAGATGGTCATGATTATTGCTGCTGATGATGAGGCTGCTGTGAAGACTGCAATCTCATCTGTATGCATGTATTTGAAGGATTATTTCAATAGCACACGGGATACTTGGCTAAAGACCCCGAAGGTGGGACCAGGTGTTGGCCCCAGCCCCGCTCTTACCGTAGCACCTGCAACTGCAACAGCCACGGCTGCTGCAGTGGCGCCCGCTGCGGCCCCTACTAAGCGTGCCGCGCCAAAGAAGAAGTAAACAAAATAATATTATAATTAATATTTTTACTTAATAGAGACCTAATGAAAGAATTAGTTTACTTAGGATTAATTATCTTGATTGTGGGATGGGGAATACTATACAAATTTTATCCTCAATTTCCTCCCGTATTTGTTAAGCGCACGGCACGACGCAAAGAATATTTTGCGAATCCCGCAGTAGCACCCTTTGAACCTAAATGTGTACAACGAAATACCGATGCACAGGTCATTTTGCGCTTAGTTCCTCCCTGCTCTGACCCAAAGAATGCCCCAACCGAAGATGCAACGGACCGTGCCGAGTTGTCTTTAATTTTGAGTAAATTAACCTGCCTTGAAGCTGACGTAAATAAAGGAAGCAAACCTAGCTATAACACATTAAACCTGCCATACAATACTAATCATGATGCTGAGCCCCTTACTAATTTCGTGGGCAGATGCTTAAATAATGGCACACGTAGTGAGGACCTTGAATTAGTCATAGATAAATACGATAAACGTGGAAAAACGCTAATTTCTGCAATATGCTCACGCGCGGGCATGGATACTAAAATCATCCAAGAACATTACGATGCAGTTATCCGTGTCACAATGAAAGCGCTTACGAAAAACTGTCTGGCGTTCCACAGTTCATTGGATATTCCATTTGGTCCCCGCGACCCAGGATACATGACCCCGTATTCTGTTGAAAAATTGGCATTACTCAGTGATTTCAAATAGGAATAATAGTGTTTGTTTCCGCTGTTTTTGTATAATAAGCTAATCTGAGCTGACGCAACTGTTCTTTGGAAGGTTGCGCAAGCTCTTCAGGAGATAATGTGTTGGTTGGTTCCGAATTAATAGTTATTTTTTGACCAGTAAGCTCACACATTTTAATCCAGTCAGCCCCAGAAATCGTGCGAAAAGTATTTAGCACATATGAAATATCCTTATTAGTCTTTTTTCCCTGGTGACGCACATAGTCACAGTTAGTCATAACAACATATTTTGTCCAGGGACCTGTCCGCATGCATAATGCATAAAATGTAGATAGTGCCTGCCAAGAAACGGCACTTTTGGCCAGGCCGCGCTTTTTATACTTGCATTGAACTGCTATTACATCTGTGCCATCGTATATTACAATATCAATACCCATGTCTTTGCGCTTCATAGACAATTTTTCAAGAATTGTGTCAGGCACATCTTCCAAGCGCCAGACAGAATTGTGGCCCTTGATAAATTTCAGATAAAGGACGCAAAATTCTTCGAAAATATCTCCACGAATTTTCTTATTATCGCGTGTTCTCATCTCTGTAAAGGTATGTGCCGGTTGGTCATACCATTTTTGACATTCAAGCATGAATTCGTCAAATAAATTTGAGGGGCTGCGCAAAAATATTTCGTGCAGAACACGTTGCAATTCCATTGTATTTGTTAGGTTAACCGGCAAGTTAAATTTATATTCAAATTTTTTGAATAAATTTAACAGTATTATATATTTGTATTACACCATACAAGTACAACCAGGGACAACTAGACCAAGTAAAATAGACAATCCTAAGATTTGCCATATAGACTTTGCAGGTTTCACAAAGGGAAATAGGTCAACAAGAACCGAGTTCCACAGGGCCTTGCCAACAATAAGCAACAGTAGTAATACGACTACCAGTGTAAGAAAAGACACTAACGCAAGCTTGGCTGTGTCCTTAGGTGCAGGGGCCGGGGCTTCTTTGGATTCAAATGTCTCTGTTGTGAAAAAAGGGGAAACCGCATGGTCAATTGCAGTTGAAAGGGCTCCTCCAAACATCTTATATCTATGAGTTCAAGGTAATTTATTTTTCAAAAGTAGCTCACTGGGCAGCCCCAGCTGCATCGGGTGCGTCGCCTTCCTTCTGGAGCTTTAGATTGTGCTTCTCCTCCTCCTTACGCTTATTCTCCACATATTCGAAAATCTTATTAGTCTTCTCCTCATCGCCCTCAAAGTAATCCTTCATACACTTTTTCATGAACTTTGCACTGATGGCCTCCTTAATCTTGCGCTTCTTATCAACAACCACACCCTTGTTAGTATTAATCTGTTGAACTTTATTGCCCTGCATAATTCGCAAAATAGTCTCCTTTAGGGCCTTAGATTGCTTCTTCTTCTCGCGCATGGTGGTGTTAAGAGTGCCAATCTCCTCTTCGATGGCAATCCAGCGTTTGAGAAATGCAGGAAGCTCGCTGATATCTGGGACGTCCGTCTTACTGGCCATTATAACTCTTTTTTGCCAAATATCTTTAAGCATTTATATTTCATTTTTTTGATATATTATAGTAAAAAATGATAATATAAGGCAACACCTTCATCTGTCAAGATGTCATCACAACCATATATAGTAGAATATATAGGCGGCTTTATAAGGTTAAATATAAGCACGTGGAAAAATCGTTATATTAAGAATGATTTTATATTTTATAGAAATGGCCGAAATGTAGATAGCAGCCCCAATATCACATGTGAATATATAAATATATCAAACATATCACGCATGTCAACAAAATCATCAAAGGACGCATCAACGTATACAATTTATACAA